GGCCGCACCACCAGCGCCAGCATTGAGACCGACAGCCCCAGCTCCAGGGTTCCCATAATGAGTACCATCGTCCAAAAGGTATCCATCGGCTTGTTTTCCCACCACTCCTATAACACCAGGGTCGCGAGAGACTCCAGTACCACCAGCGCCACCAGCTCCTCCTTCACCCCCTAGTCCCGTGATATCTATCGTACCAGCAACCGTATAGTCGCCAGCACATTTGAATATAATTGTCGTACCTCCTGCCGCTGGGTTTGTGAAGTCCACCGTTTCACCAGCTCCAATGTTAATGTATGCGTAATTCTTTATCACGACCGACGCGCTACCAAGGTCGATAGTGTTGTCGCCTACCAAGGCTCCGTCGCTAGAATCCCCACCGAATTGTCTTTTGAAGATCGTAGGGTTAGGATCGCCGTCTGTATCTAGCAAGATAACTTTCCCTGCATCTGGGACTTTGTTGATAACCAAATATGTCGGTACTCCGTTCCCTGTATCAGCATCCATCCAATCGGAAGCTCCAGCCCCCGAAATGTCTATTCCAACCGTTCCTGTCGAAGTCTCTAGTACAGAAACCTCGCTCGCAGACGTTGTGTCAGTTGAAGTAATTACAAAGTGGTCCGTACTCCATGCTACTGTCTCTGTCCCGCCTGTTGCTGTGTTTAGGGCTGTCTCGATAGTAGTCGCGACATCAGCCATAGAAGTCACCGAGCTGAAGTCGATTCCGTCCACGTTTACCGCGACACCGTCTACTGTAACCCTGAAAGACCCGTCGGTTACAACAATCCAGTTGTTCCATAGCGCTTCTGCTCCTGTGTCACCTGTTAGGTAAGCAGGAGTGTAGATCTCGTGCTCTGTTATCCCTACATGCTTGGAATCCACCTGAATCTCAATCTGCTCGTTCGCACCAGTATTTAATTTCGTGAGTGTTACATTGAGTCCTGCTACAAACTTGTCTTCCAGGTAGCCAGCAGTCGTATCTGCTGCGCTTATCTTCGACAAAACAGAGGCTACCGAGTCATCGATCGCCGTCCAAACACTTCCGTCGTTTGAATATTGCGTTTTTCCTGTGCTCAGCTCCCATCTCAAGAACCCTTGTTTAGTTCCAGCTCCTGTCACTCTATAAAGAGTCACTGTTTCTTCTGCCTCGATACCAATTGTAAAATTAGCCCCTCCTGTCGCAATTACGCCTTGAAGCGCAGATACTACCATCGATCCGAAAACCGCAGGTATAACACAGAACACCGGAGAGTCTTTCTCGTGTGAATCTACAAAGCTAACATTCTTTGTCGTATAATCAATCCCTGAAATATCAATTCCTCTAATACAGCCTGTCGCGGATAGTCCGCTTGCTCCGTCTGCACCGTTTGCACAGTAGATCACCTCGGTATAAGAGCTTTTGTTTCGTACCCCCATCAAGAAAGGATCTGTAATAATGTTCCCGTCTTTGTCTTGTGGTGCGGATGAGAAATAAATCGTATCGTCGTCATCATCGATCGGAGAGTTCAATCTCGGGTTTTCGGCATCTGGCCTAGACCATTGGAAGATTGCTAGTTCTGTTAATGAGGGGAGATGGTTTGAGTTCGTCATAGTTTTATAAAGTTATTAAGTTAAACGTGTCATTTTTCTTCTCCTGATTTGCCCTTTTTCTCGGCCCTGGATCGATGTCCAGTTGATCTTGTGAGGCACTTTATCTAAAGAAGTTATATGCAAAATTACTCTTTGTATGTTTCTCAATCCAATCTTGCATCCATCGAAAGATTCGATAAGATCCGCATAATCGAAGTCCCCACCCCACGCACTATCTCCCCACTCCGCAGAACCCCAGCCATCTCCACCGTTGAGGTTATATTGAGCAGTCCATTCGAATTTCCTTTTGTCTGTAGTAGGTATGCCCTCTTTGTCATAAACATCGTATCTGACTTTCACGCTAGAGCTTTCTGATAAAAATCCTTGTATATACCCTTTTTGGATATTTTTTGAAGTCGTAAGATCTCCGAGGTTCAATTCTTGCTTGTATTCTGTGCCGATAGCAACTCCGTTGTCTGTCGAGCCAGAAAAACACTCGTCAATTTGAGCTTTCACAGCACTTGCGCCGTAAATCGTTCCGTTTACATTCAAGAACCTCGCGATATTCCATCCCGATATTTTAGAAAGCGCACCTGTGTCAACATTCCAAGCCACGATAGTATTGTTCGTTTCGGAATCCTGAGCGTATGAAAGGTAAACATATCTTCGTTTTGCGTCGTACACAATCGAACAGCTAGACATGTCGGCGTTTTCAAAGTAATCATCGCCGAGAGGCGCTGTTTTGAGGTATTCTTGATCGGAATAATCAATGTCGTCTTGCCCAACACTAACTAATTGCCATAAACCTGCTTCATTCGCGTAAATTAAGCCTGCTGGCGTTGTAACAGCTCCGCGCCCTCCACCAAAGTCTTGTCTATAAAAAACAGGATCGTCGATTTTGTATGCAGTTCCTCCAAGATCTTGATAAGTCACTTGGAATCCCCATTTCCCTTTGTCAGCAAAAACAATAACCAGACTTCCAAGCCCTTCAATACTTCTAACCGTGCCAGCAGCTCGGTAGTATGTAGTCCCGGGATCGTCGGGGTCTGTTCCGTCAGTCCAAACCGTACAAGGCGGGTTTGTTCCGTCGTCTACAGAAGAATATTTTACGGCCGTTGAATCGGTATCTAAATCCCCAAGATATAATCTGTTCCCGACCAATTTGATCACGTTCGCATTCGGCGCAGTTGCAACGTTTGTTATGCTCCATGTTCCTGAAAGTATCGCGTACCAAAGCCCATCTGTTTGGTTTGTGACAAAAAAGTAGTCTCCTACCCTTTGACCCTCAAACGTAGCGCCTGTGAAGTCGTTTTTTATAACCGTGTGAGTGCCGGTTGAGATTTCGTAAGCTGATAAAGTCGTACCGTATGCATAAAGAATTATATCCTCGGTATATTCCTCCATCATCAAGATTTCAACATCCGCTAGAGAGTCAAACAGCTTTGACAAACCGCCCCGTGTCGCAAGATAGCCGTCACCTGTAACGATATAATTGTCTATGATCTGTGCTTTTTTCGTGTCAAGAAGCTGTGACAATGTTCGCTTATCGACTCCTTCTTGAGCCATGAGCGAGATCACTGACTTAGTCTTGTACGGGTCTTTGATTTGTAGAGGTGTATACATTAGTAAACTCCAGAGTTATTTGGTAATGAGAAAACGTCCGCGTCCTTTCGCATAGTGTCAATAAAATCTTGCCGTAGCCTTGCATACCTGAAATCTTCAATAGATTCTGCTCCTGGGTCTTCATCCCATTGATGATACCTTTTCTTGACCCCGGAAGTGAATAATTCGATATATTCGTCCTCTATATTTAGATCTGTGCTGATCAGCGCAATGTCGGTAGGAATCGGCACATACCTAAGCGTATAGGTTGATTCTGTGTCGATGCCGGTGAACACCACATTTGTACCTACGATGTAATAACCTCTAGACGTAGATCCAAATCCAGTAGGGATAAGTCTTTCGTCTGTCTGGTCGCCGTCTGCGTCTACTTTGTAGAATCCACACCCTTCGGTGTCGATGTCTTTGAAGTCTGACGGTAGCGCCTGTGTCGATGGTGATGTCGAAACTGAGTAACTTTGAGTACTGATTAGCCTTCCTGGGTCTTTGCCCTCGACTAACCTGTACAAATTCCTGTTCTCAAGATTGCACCAATTTATCAGAAGCGCGTTGCTTACATCAGATATGTCGTACAAAACGTACTCTAACTGGGTTCTTATGTCTGATGGTTTCATATTAAAGTGATTAAGTTACTAATGCTCTTGTGCTTGCTGTACTTCTTTCTCCGAAAGGCCCGTTAGCCTTCCATACCGCAGTACCCGCTAATACTCCGTCATACCCATTCCCAGACGTATCAAGTACGTTGCCACCCGGTGTCTTCATAAGACATTCAAGCGAAAGGTCGTTTGGTGAAAGGCCGTCATATACAAAGTTCAACCAATCGGCTTCTGTAACAGGTTTAGTGCTTGTTACTGCAGGCCCTAGACCACCTACCCATCCGTTCGGGAAAGAACCGCCAGAAGTTAAAGAGCCAAGCGAAACATTTGCGCTACCTTGATGGAGATGCGTGAACGCAGGGTCAGCCAGTTTATTCATCGCTAAATCATAATCTAAATCAGCACAGAATCTCAGAGTACCATTCTCCCATATATAGCCAATAGGATGCCAAGCCCCGTCATTAAAATATTTATAAGTCTGGTACTGTTTCATATTCACAGTACCTCCGTCTGCAGAAGCGAGTATCTTGAATTGTCCGCTCGGACTTGTGATTGCCCAACTTCTTTGACCTGTCCCGAAGTTAAACTTAGAAGCTGTCGCTCTGCTAGCTGGAGCGTCTGGTCCGAATCGAACCCATTGGAACACAGAGAAGTACTTACCTGCTTCGCCAGAAAGTTCTATGTTACCAAAATTGACAAAGCCACCACTAATGGGGATGCTTATATGATTCACTTGGTCCCTCGGAGAGTATCTTCGAGAGGCAACGCTTCTAGCACTTGCTATTATTGTTCTAGGCATAATTTAATTAGTTAGTCTTGATACAAAAGCCTCTAAGTATTCTTCAACCTTCGCTTCGCTTTCTGCGTATTCCATCTCGTCGTTAGTGTCTTTGTATTCAAACGGTTCAAGTTCGATATAATACTCGTTATTATCAACTACAAGCGTTAGGGCCTTTTTATTCCCAAGATAAGTCTCAGAGCCTTTTTTTATTGTGTACTCCATGATGTTACTCGTTTAATAGTAGTAGTGCGTCCGCTGTCCCCCCTGAGCTTCCCGCAAACGCAAATCCGTTACTTAAAGTAGCTCTAGCTGCTCTCTCTGCTCCGTAGTACATCTGTCTTAATGAACCGATGAAGTAGTATGGGTTTTGGTTTGAACAGTAAAAAACAGGAAGGCCGTTGTCGTTACCGTTCCCATCTTGGAACATAGCAGGCGCACCATTTACCCTTATGGAGTCCATTTTAAGAATCGGGTCTATCGTAGTCGGCAAAGCGGGTCTAAAACAATATGCATGAGCATACCCCGAACTGTTTGAATAAGTCATAAACTCGCTTGCCGAGTTCCAGAAGGCATGCGACATAGTCCTGCTACCTGTTGAGATAATCCCGTACACACGCCCGTCGGCCTCAGCTTGGTTTGTTCCTGGCTCCCATAATGCTCCTACTAGCGCACCGTAAAATTGGTCTAGTGAGTCGTCTCTAAAAAATACCCCAATACTCTCGTCAGTCTCAACAAAGTAAACTGATTCAGCTTTTGCCGTCACGCAGCATCGAGTGTATTTAGACCATCTTTCTGCGCCATAAGGAGTCGCCGAGTTCCATGTACCCAGCGTACCCGCGTCTGGAGCTAACCCAATCCATACCGCCGCCCCTTGTGTATCAGGCGAAAGACGATATGCGTTGTCCCCTGGATTTACAGAGATAATAACATTCATCTTGTGTCCATCCACACTTGGCGATTGTAGCTCAAGGTAATCGGCTGTACTTGATACTTTTACCCACTTTGTAAGGTTTGCGCTTGCTGTATCTAAAGCGGCGATAACCTGTGCGTCCGTAGGAGCAGTTTGACCAGTAGAAGTATAGTCAGTCTGCGCCCATGTTAATGTTGATAGTGCCATAATATTTTTTGGTTAAATTAAATATCTTTTGGGTCTGAAATCCCTCGTTGTTCCTTCAGAGCGTCGTACATTTGCTCCTCAAAGTTTCTCTCAGACTCCGTGTCATAGGACACGTTATAAGGGATGCGCTGTATCGACATACCTTCTTTTTCCACATAGGCAATTGCCAAAACGGAATATCCACCTTTTATACCAGCTTGGTTTTCAATCTTGATGTAAGCGTCATTAAAAACATCTCCGTGATAACTTGTGAATGTTGCTTGTATAGCCATGATTATGATGCGTTAAATGTTACTTCGGTGTATTGAGCACTTGGCCCCTCTTCAGCCCCAGGCTCTTTTGTTGGCGGGCGCGGGCTAGGTGCGTCTGTTGTAGGTTGCGGGTAGTTTATGAACCCTCCGCTATTTATAAATCCCATATTTGTTGAAGGGTTAAATATTATTTATAAAGTGCTGTGATATTCCCGTATGCTCCTGCTGCTGTGTAAGACCAAGGGTTTGCATTCGATGAGAGTTGCCAAACAAGACCAGAAGAACCGTGTATTCCGAATGGCGTACAATCGATATCTACGGGTGTGTCTGTACCAGTTGTATGTACATATTTGACTGGAGCCATTGCGAAGGTTGTACCCCCTACGGCTGCACTGTTGCAAATCTGGAGATAGTAAGTCCCATTCCCAAGAGTTGCGTCAATGTAACCTCCTAGTTTGAAAAGATTTCCAGCTTCGTTTTTGATAACACTCCCTGTCTCAAGTGCTGTTGATTGGTCAACTGAGCTTGCGTAAGTAATCGACGGTAAAGGTTTTTGAAAAACCGCTAGAACACCGTTTGTCTGGTCCTCACCAGCAATCAGCCTCCCAAGCGTGACAATCAACATCCCTCTGTCGTCTAGCTGCAAACTAACCTCTTGGCCGTTTGTTAGAGTAGGCAGAGTTGTGTTGTAAGTACCTTGTGCTGTAGAAGCACCTGTTGAATCAGAAAGCGTTTTGAATACTGTGTAATTCGCCGTGTCAGAAGATCCTGTAGTAGCTTTTACACCGTAGATAACTCCATGCTCGTGGTCTACGCAGAACTCACCGGCTTTAAAGCCTGCTGTTACTGCTATAGCCCTAGCTTGCCCTGAAAGTGGAGCAATCAAGCCTTTTACAACAGCTTGCTCGGCTAGAAGCCCTCTATATGGGACTTCTGTTGTAAGAATCGTTCCTGTAACAAACTCAAACGAGCTATCCCCGAAAGAACCGATCATGTCTCCAAGTTCGTTTAGAACATTCTTGTTTGTAAGATTGATAACCACAACAGCTCCGATAGCTTGACCTGCGTCAGTTTGAAGCGCGCCGTTTGCGTCGTAGTATTTGAATGTTAGCGACTCTGCGCTAACCGGGTAAGAAGTGTGTGTGCCGATACAGTCAACAGGGAGCCTATATTGATAGGAAATCCCTTTTTGACCCACTCCTTTCTCTGAATTTGAGTCTAGTAATGTCATTGTTATTTTGTTAGATTGTTTTAATCCGCTTTATTGGGAGGCCCCCCGAAGGGGACCCCACCTCCCGAAAAGGGGACTAGATTTGGATCATTCTGTATACAATACGAACACGAAGTTCATTGTCATTACCTGCGTTTCCAGCAGGGTCAACACCTGTACAGTCAAGAACTAGAGATTGGTTTTCACAACCAGCGCTTGTAACAATTACATCGTCTGCCGCGTTGGCAAACGTAACTGTGTTAGCAGCTTGGTCTAGGAAGCCAGTTGTCTCGATAGCCTCCGAAACGACAACACCAGCTCCGTCCGTATAACGAATAGCTAGGTCGTCTGCTCCGCCTACTGTGAAGACGTTAGTTCCGTAACGCAACTCAAGAGAAGCTGTTAGGAATTGGTATGCTTGTCCTGCACCTGGAGCTGGAAGTAGCTCGAAAGGCGAAGTAGCCAATGCTTTTACGTCAGCAGAAGTCAAGAAGACATTTAGTGAACTGTAAACAACTGTTGCAGGAGTAGACCAGCCTGGGAAACCGCCACCACCGTCCATTGTAAGGACTTGGTTAGCAGTTCCTTTTGCTAGTTCCTCAGCAGCACCGCCAGCAGCTCCTCTAAAGATTGACCCCGCGGTAAGGGCCATTTTTGAAGCGCCTACTTTCTTTGCTCCGATAGTGAATACACCAGCGTTATTCATCGTAAGGTCTCCGCTAGGAGTAACCTCAGAAGTGACATTAGCCGCGCTTCCTACATAAATTTTGCCAGAAGCAAGAGTGTCTTTGATGTTAGCAACTATATTGCCATCTTCGTCGATAACCTCGACACCACCAACTGTTGCTCCGCCTTCTAGGTCGGGTCTAATCAGTTTTTTCATGATTATTTAGTGGTTAGAGATTATTTAGTGATCTGAAGTTTGTAAGTTCTCTCAGCTCCTTCGTTGAACATTTTAGTTCCGAAAAGGTCGAATGCTGTGATGTTGTAACCTTTTCTACCGTCAGTGACGCGTAGAATTTCGATTTCAACCTCTTTTTGGAGCACACAGTCGATTCCACCCATTTGACCTACGATCAAGCTCATCTCTTGAGTTCCAAGAGTTCCTGTGTCGTAAGTTCCGCCGATAACCATTTTCCCTGAAGCAGTAAGAGTCAAAGTGTTTGTTCCAGCCGCGTAAGAAGCTGTTACACCTTGAGATTTCAACTTAGCAACATTAGCGTTAGAAAGAGTAACGTAGCTTACTCCAGCTCCTGTTCCTGTGTTGTTGATAGCGTTCACTAGGTAGCCCATTGTTGTGTCAATAGCACCGTCAAGAAGAACGTTACCAGCAGTCGTACCGATAGCAGCAACGAAAGTGAAAGTAACACCATTGATAGTAAGTGTTGTCGTAGCAGTAGGATCTGCACTCCACACAATATCAACAGTTGTAGGAAGGTTTTGAGATTTGAACATCTCTAGACCTTGCCAAGCACCAACATAGCTCTTCATACCGTAACCGTTTGCTAGAACATCATCAGACATTTTGAATCCGTTGAATCCTAGAACTTGTTCGATAAGAGAAACAGTGTCAGCGTCAACAACAGCGTACCAGGGTTTCATGTCCTCAGTTCCGTTGTTGAAAAGCGCAGCTTTAGCCTCACTAAAGTATTGGAATACGTTAGATGTAGACAGTGTGTAAGCTGTAGCGTTTCCAAGAGAAGCGTTACTAACCTCAGCCAAGATTGTTTGATCAATTTGGTTCTTAAGTTGGTATGCAGCTCTTGTAGAGTACAAATCAAGTGTAGAATACTTGTTTTGTTTCGCGTCGATGTCATCCAGGTACATAGGGATGATTTTCGCTTGATCAACGTCAAGGTACTCATCTGTAGCCTCCATGTCTTGGAATGTAGGTGCTGTTCCTTTTGTGTAAGTTACAGCGTAAACATCACCAGTGTAAGGACGGTGAACTCGATATCCGAATTTCAGACCAGCTCGCTCTTCTGTGTTACAGATAGCAGGCCCTACTAATGTGTTTTCTAGAAGGTATTGCACACGAGCACTCCATAGTGCCGGTGACAGCAATCCTTCGCCGATGTTGTTAGCCATAGTGTAGCAAACTTAGATAATAATAGATTATCCTGTTTAGAAACTACGCTATTTTCAGAGTTAATCCCTTTGTTGGTCTCGCACCATTTTGTTCCAGTCCGCATCGCTGCGAACGACTTTTATCGGGACACCACCAACGGATTTCTCTGATCTGCTCACTGAAGGCTGTCCGCTTCTTGGGAAGGACACTTTCCCTTTTGCTATCCCCCTAGCTTCCGCATCTCTAACCGCTTTGGATAATCCCATCGCGTCTAGGGCTGCTTTGAGAGCTGCTACTTTGCCTGCGGGTCGCAGAGTTTTGTATCTCTGTTTTAGTTCTTTCGCTTGAGCTGGTGTGAGCTGTGGAATCTCAGCTTTTAAAATCTGAAACTCTGCTTGTTCACGCTCCTTTTCAAGCGTTCTCCGGACCACCTCCTCGGTGTTTGGGACTTTCGCTGTAGCGTCTAGCTTGGCGTTAAGTCTTGAGTGCAACCATGATGGTGCGTCCTCGACTGAGGCTTTACTCGATGTGATTTTATTCACCCAGGCATCCTCTTGGCGTTTCGCATTCTCCTCGGCAGGAGTTAGCTTGACAACCTCCTCATCTCCCTCTTCGGGGTCGATGACTGCGTCTGACTCTCCTTCACCCTCGTCGGTGTTTTGAGTGTCTACGACAGATTCATCCTCAGCGATGTCTATTTCTAGCTCATCGGCATCAGTGTTCTGTGAACCGTTAGGCATAAGACTATTGGTAAGTTTTTAAAGCGTTTACAATATAACAACCTGTAGAAGAAAGTCAACTACCCCACAGGATTTTTAATCACGCGCTGGTTCTGCTGCTCAGACTCTCTCATATATGTATCAACATCCGCACCGGCGCTTTCAAAGAGCCGAAACATAGCCCCAAGACCGAGTTCATACGCCCTCTTCTCTTGCGACGTGAAGTCCACAGCGTCACAATAATCAAGCAACATGCAGGCTCTAGCAACTTCTAAATCTACTTTGTTTTTTTCAAAGAATTTAGCGAATCGACGTACAGTAGTCATGCCACCAAGTATTTCCTCAGTATCGTATACTCTGGTGTTGTTTTCGCGCTGTTCTTTCGCGTTTTCCTTGTTTTCTACTGCTTTTCGTACGGTTTTTGTATTCATTAAGCTCCTTTAGGTGGATGTTTGAGAGTTGCTGCATTCAGCGGTGAAGTTTCTGTAGCGATTGGGCCACCCTCTGGCGCTCCAGGTTTTCCTGTGCCTTGTTGTGGCGCTTGCGGAGCCATGCCAAGATCTTCCTCAGTAAGTTCAACACCGTGCAGTCTCGCTCGGCGTAGATTGATTTTGTTCCATGCTGGGCTTCCCGGTACAAGAGTTGCTTGTGTTCGTGACAGCTTCGCCTCCTCCATAACACCACTCGGTACTGTTCCGTCCCTTGAATTGACCTCAACAAAGTATTTGTTCTTTCTTAGCTCTTTAGCAACCCACCCTAGAGGTATACCTCTTAGCGGCATCGACATTCCTTGTGTTTGGATCTCTGCTCTAGAATTTAGAGGAGTCTCGTCGTCATCAGAGATAAACTTACGGATAAAGTCCATTGTAACATCAACCGCCATCTTAAACTCAGATGCGTTGTATTCGATAACCTGTTTGATAGGTGCGTCTGTGTTCTCTTGCTCGGCCATGATACTCATCTCGTTAGGACTAGCTCCAAGATCCGGCACGTCCAAACGGAATCCCATACGAGTGATTTGTTGCTCAAGTCTTGAGAACGCTCTCTCCCACTCAGTAGTAATCGGTTGTGATTGGAACGGTTCAACTGAAACGCCAGATCCTCCACCTGGGTTTTCTGAAACAACGTAAGCACTCCCTCCAGCATCACGCATTTCTTGCGCTTTCAGGATTTGATTAAACAGCTTAGAAGCTCCTTTTGATGGAGAGTTTACGAAATTGATAGGGTAAACATTATCAACAGCGTGCCTGTAGGCCATGTTATCCATCTTCGCCGCCAATAAAGCTATGTCGTACAGCATGTGACCGATACCGTAGTTATAATATCCTTCGCTTGATGGGAAAAACTTAAAGTGAAGAGTTGGCAGATAAGGTTTCCCATCCATAACGTAAGGGAACGCTGTTCTGTCGCTATCGTCTTCGTATGTATATTTAGCGCCCTCCTTCGGGTCGCCGTCGTATTTTCTAAGAACCACGCAGGCAGGCCCGGCAAACACAACTTGTACTTTTGAAATACTTGTAGCATAAGCCACCTCGATAACATCATCGTCTTTCACGGTTTGTGACCACGTCTTCTCAAGCTGTTTCGTGCTTGCAGTTGACCTCGGGATCGTTCCAGGAGGTACGTTGTCTTTAAATTTAGGCCAAAGCTGGTTAAATTGCTTCATTGTGTACCGGAAGATCAAGAAGTCGCCGTCAGCAGAGTTTCCGCCAACCGCGTCACGCAGGTCTGTTGCTTGCGTGTTTACATAGTAGTCAGATAGAGACCCAACTCTAAACGCGATAGGATAATCTGACTTGTCTTCGTCGAATCCAATATGGAGATGTGCATCTCCGAACAGAGCAGTCTTAAAGAATACCCCGCCTTTGTCTCTCATACACCGGATAAATCCGCCCTCTTCCATGACTGTCGAAACCGCTGCGGTAACAATCCTCTCAGTCAAATCACGATTCATTGCATCTTTCTTGACTTTCTCTTTGTCAACACTCATCGCGAAAGGCCCAGCTTTGTGGATCTTGAAGTCTGGGATCTTCATTTTGTTTACAGTCTTCCAAAGGATTTGCAGTAGTAGCTTAGAAGAAACTACTCTAGTCCCGGATGGGTCGCTAACACTGAACTGTAACTTAAAAAGGTCCTGGATAACTCTCCAGATGGCCTCGTGTTCTTCGTGGACATCAGCGTTGTCCTCGATCAGTTGCAGAGCCTCTTGCACATCTTTGTCTTGAAGCCCCGACTTGTATTTGTTTACCATAAGTAGCAAGGTTAGAGATTTGTGCTAAGGGGACTAAGGTTGCCCTTGATCCTTGCTAATCGAAATATTTGTCAAAGTAATTCGGGGAATATGTCTTTTGCTGACTTCCTCCCGTCTTTAAATCGGTAATGTAAGTATCTACGGCATTATCATATTCTCTTTCTGACCCCTTTGCAACGGCAGTTGACAAAGTGGAAAAAGCGTAACGAATCGCATCCATAGCATGGTCCATAATATCCTCGGGCTTGTTTAGGATCTTCCCGGTATTGTCAGTCTTCCACAAATAGTTCCGGTATTCCTTGAGTATATTGACCGATCTTTTCGTCACAGAAATTCTCTGGTCTTGTACGAATTGGATTCCTTGAGACACAGACCCTTTGCCTTTCTTTGCGCCTATGATGTTGACCCCGTACCCTGCAATCTCATCAATACTCTTCGGCTCAGCCGAATCCGCATACACAAGCACCTCTTCATTGTCCAGTAGAACATTCGCAAGCTGACGGTTACTCATCCCTTTTCGATACAGCATTTCGTCTAAAATATACCCACCATTGTAATAATAAACCTCCACGATAGCCGACGGGTGGTTGCTATATCCAAAATCCAGCCCCCTCACTTCTAACCGTGCCTCGTGTGGTATTTCGTCTACAATCTGCCAGTCTTTGTATATCTTCCCTTCTACCTCGCCCAAAAGCCCCAGCCCGTACACTTTCCACCATCCTGGGCGGTTTTTACGTTGCTCTAGCGCGTCTACGATTTGCTGGTCTAGCGCCTCGTTGTCTTTGTAGGTCAAAATAATATGATCAACGTCACCACGTTTACCAAGCACCTCTGTATAAAACCAAAACTCCGAACTCGGATTCCAATCGAGGAAGATAAAATCTTTCGTCCTGATCTCAAGCTGCTCAAACGCTTCAAACGTACAGTTGTTGGCCTCATTCATAAACAGGCGATCACGTCTAGCTCCACGAAGTTTGTCGCCGTTGTCTGTCGAAAAGAACTCAATCCTGCTCCCGGTTTCAAACGTGTAGATCGAATCCGTAGCGTTCCAGCAAGAATCTTTCCAGTAGCGATGCGTACTCATGATGTTCTTGAAGTCGCGGATAGCCCCACGTTTCAAATGCGGTATAGATTCCGACACGATTGATGTCAGGGTCGGATCTTTGTCTGTTTGCGCCATCCCAATTAAAAAAAGCAGGATAGAGATCGTCTTTGATGCCGAACTCCCCCCTTGTATTGCTCTAATCCTGTTTTTCAGGGCCATTATCTTCCGCGTGGCCGTTGTCTCTTGAAACATTTATGATTGGTTGTGGTAAATCTTTGCCGTCTGCGCCAGTTTGCTCCACCCTAAGACTAAACTCATTCTTTCTTTTTCGCTCTAGATATTTCAGAGCCATGTCTGGCTTGTCTAGGTTTTTCACTACTGTTTGCCTAGCCGTTAAAACAGGTTTTTCTCGAAGCCTAGCGAATTTGTCAGAAAGTTTTGGGTTGTCTTTTACCCATCTATGATAAGTGTCATGTGATATGTCAGCATAAAAACACGCCTCTGCAATAGTTGCGTCGATAGCAAAGGCCTGTTCTAACTTGCTTATAGTCTCTGGTGTTAGTTTAGGGCTTTTCTGTGCGCCTGCTGGATTGTTTTTGGTTGGTCTTGCCATGTGATAATTGCTTACATCTTTGAGAACAAAATTGTTTCCATTTAGTCCACCCGTTTTTATTGACATACTT